GGTACGATGCCGAGAAGTCGGACATCTACTGGCAAAGATGGCTGACCAACACCGCGCAGTTAGAGAAGGCGTTTGAAGTGAACGTATGGAACCCCCGCCCGAACTTCACATGCAGCAAGTGGTGTCCGGTTAAAGATTGCACACACAACGGGAAGTAAGTATGAGTGACATCAAAATTAAACTGAGTAAGTCTGGAATAGACAACGCACTCTTTCATGATTATGAATATGAATATCCAGAAAGTAATCGTGGGGCTAACGGCGATACCTTGACGCTCACGATTGAGAACGTAAGTGGAAACCTTATGTCAGTCTCAGCGTTTGATATTGAAGGTGATCTATTTTTCGCAGTTGATCAAGAAGTAGGTAAGTTAGTACTTACCATTCACGGTGCAGTTGAACACTCTGCGTTTTTCGACATGTTTAAATTAATTGAAGAAGCCCACAAAGTTCAGAGCGCACTTAGGAGGAAACATGGCTCGTGATTACAAGCGTGAATACGCGAACTACCAAGGCAAGCCCGAACAATTGAAGAACCGCGCTAAACGTAACGCTGCTCGTGCCGAGATGATGAAGGCCGGGCGTGTGAAGAAAGGCGACGGTAAAGATGTGGACCACAAGGTGCCACTTAGCAAGGGCGGCTCAACTAACAAGAGTAACTTAAAGGTTACTAGCGTCCACGCCAACCGCGCTTACAAGCGCCAGAAGGACCGTAAACCGGCCTAATATGCAGATCATCGATAACAAAGCATTACTGATTAGAGTGCGCGAACCGCAGCGGATCACTTCTGTGATTCGTACTGCCAAGCAACTGAACGATACCGATGTGCTGGTCAAGTGGGGTGTGGAAGAAGCGCAGATACTCAAGAACCTGCGGCTAAAAGATGTCCCATCTCCGATTATGCGAGATTACGCATGGCCGGGTTTGCAGAAACCCTTCAAGCACCAGTACACCACGGCGTCGTTCCTGACTCTGCACCGCAGGGCTTTCTGTTTTAACGAGCAAGGTACAGGCAAGACGGCATCCGCGATCTGGGCAGCGGATTACCTCATGAAGCAAGGCTTCATCCGGCGTGTACTTGTGCTGTGCCCTTTGTCGATCATGCAGTCGGCATGGGAGAACGATCTCTTCAAGTTTGCCACGCATCGTACGTGCGCTATCGCACATAGTTACTCGAAAGAGAAACGAATCAAGGCCGTTGAGAGTGATGCCGAGTTCGTCATCTGTAACTACGATGGTCTCGACATCGTGAAGGAAGCGGTGATCAAGGGCGGTTTCGACCTGATCATTATCGATGAAGCCAATGCGTACAAGAACGTATCCACCAAACGGTGGAAGATACTGAACTCTATCCTGACTCCTTCGACGTGGGTCTGGATGATGACGGGTACTCCCGCAGCGCAATCCCCGACGGATGCGTATGGACTTGCCAAGATCATTAACCCGAACAACGTTCCTAAATTTTTCGGTTCGTTCCGAGACCGTGTGTTGATCAAGATCACGCAGTTCAAGTGGGTGCCGCGACCCCAGTCGGAACAGATCGTTCACGAAGCACTGCAACCTGCAATACGTTTTACGAAAGATGAATGTCTGGATTTGCCAGAAATGACTTATGTCATGCGCGACATACCATTGACTAAGCAGCAGAAAACTTATTACGAAGAGATTCGCAAGCAGATGTTGACCATCGCTGCGGGTGAAGAGATTACCGCCGTTAACGCGGCAGCGAGTTTAAATAAGTTATTACAACTGTCGTGCGGCGCGGTCTATTCGGATAGTGGTGAGATCGTAGCGTTCGATGCGCGGAACCGGCTTGACGCCCTTCTGGAAGTAATCCAAGAAGCCAGCCAGAAAGTGATCGTATTTGCACCGTTCCGACATGCCATAGAAATCATTGCTGAAGAGTTACGTAATAACAACATTACGTGTGACATCATCAATGGTGCGGTGCCCGCCAGTAAACGCTCAGAAATTTTTAAGAAGTTTCAAGAAGATACCAACCCCCGAGTGCTTGTCATACAGCCTCAAGCCGCTGCACACGGTGTCACGTTGCATGCCGCCAACGTTGTTGTATGGTGGGGACCAATAACTTCAATTGAGACTTATTTGCAAGCAAACGCTCGTGTCCACCGTGCGGGTCAACATCACCCTTGCACTGTTGTACACTTGCAAGGTTCCCCTGTTGAAAAACGTATTTATAAGATGCTGTCTCAAAAGTTAGATGTGCATACGAAGTTGATTGAGTTGTACCAAAATTTTGTCGAGGAGATTGCTTGACATTGTAAAATAATGCTCATAAATTAGACGACCTACAAGGAGAAAACCATGAGTGCAATGAACGCAGAAAAACTTGCAGAGGTCTACGTCAAAATACGTGAGGCCCGTAGAGAACTAGCCAAACGAGATGAAGAGTTGAAGAGCCAACTTGATACCATTGCGGAACAACTTTTGGTTATCTGCAAAGATCAAGGTGCATCTACGATACGTACTCCACACGGTACGATATCGCGTCGAGTTGATAAGCACTACTGGACTAGCGACTGGGACTCGTTCTTTAGATTTTTGAAGGAGAACGAAGCCTTTGCACTGATGCAGCGGCGTATCAACAACTCCAACATGGAGCAGTTCCTTGAAGAGAACCCAAACCTTCACCCGCCGGGGTTACAGGCAGACATGAAGCAGACTATCGTGATTACCAAACGCTAAGGAGCGCATATGAGCAATGAACTTGCTGTACTGAACGCGGGACTTCCAGAATACCTGAAGACCACGCAGATCGATGACACGACTAAGGCCCTGATGGGTGGTGGAAGCACTGCCTCCTCTCGCCGTATCTCCATCAAGGGAGGTGTATGGCGACTCATGATCAACGGCAAAGAAGTCGCACAAAACGAAGACCGGCACATGAACGTGGTGGTTGTCGCAGCCTCTCCAAAAGTTTCTCGTACTTACTACGCTAATCAATACCAAGAGGGCGGTGAGGTTACGGCCCCTGACTGTTGGTCTGCTGATGGTGAAGTGCCAGATGCGAAGGCTGCGAGTCCGCAGTCCAAGCGGTGTATCGACTGCCCTCAAAACATTCAGGGATCGGGACAAGGTAATAGCCGCGCTTGCCGTTACAGTCAGCGCCTTGCTGTTGTTCTAGCCAACGATGTTGCTGGAGATGTGTTCCAGTTGACGCTTCCGGCTACGTCGATCTTTGGTGAAGGTGCCGCCGGTAAGTGGCCCTTGCAAGCGTACGCCAAGATGCTTGGCGGCAAGGGTATCCCCATCACTGCTGTTGTAACCGAGATGCGCTTCGATACCGGTAGTGCTACGCCGAAGATTAACTTCAAGCCTGTAAGTTTCTTGGATGCTGTCCAACACCAGAAGGCGATTGATCAAGGCAACACCGAGGCTGCACGTCGTGCGATTACGATGACCGTTGCCGAGACTGACGGGGCCAAGCCGAAGGCTATCGCCGCACCGAAACCTGCTGAGCCTGTTGTGAAGCAGGAAGAAGAAGTTTCTGAACCTGTGAAACGTTCGTCTAAGAAAACTGAAGAACCCGCCGGTAAGCCGGACCTCTCGAAGATTCTTGCCGAATGGGATGATTAATGGCTACGCACGGGTATTCAACACTGACCCTACAGGCGATCAACGACGCCAATCCATTCTTGCTGGGTGTAAAACTAGCCAAGATTTGTGTGCGGCTCAACATCCCTGTTAAGGACGTTGCTGAATATCTTAACGTCAGCCGACCAACTGTTTACGGTTGGTTTGTCGGCAAAGCGGAAGTGTCTAAAAAACACGAAGAGCAGGTTCAAAAGCTAATCGATAAATTAGCTTAACAGTTAGATGGGCTAGGTTCGCTACCGAAAAGGGTGTGCCGTCCACCCCTGCCCACTCTATTTGACGGTTTGAGGACGGCTATGCTTTCACGAAAGGACTTTCTTGCCTTAGTACTTCCCCCGCTGGAAGAAGGCGAGTCCTACTGTACTGTTGGCATCAAGGAAGATGGAGAGGACAAGGATGTCCGCCAACGCTTTGTCAGTAGTGTAGATGCGATTTCAGAACACGCGGACGAGTTTGTAGGTACTCAGTACAACGCGTTTTTTGGTATGGCAAAGTACGGCCCAGAAGAACGCCGTACAACCAAGAACGCTGTTGCGCTCAAGTCTTTCTACATCGATCTTGATTGTGGACCCGGTAAACCTTTCGCTGATCTAAACGAAGGGCTGCTGGCACTACGCGCTTTCTGCAAGGTTACTGGATTACCGCGCCCGACAATTGTGAAGTCGGGTATGGGCGCACACCTGTACTGGGTTTGCTCCGAGTCTCTTCCTCGTGAGGAGTGGTTGCCCTATGCCGAGCAGTTAAAGGCGCTGTGTGTACATCACAAGTTTGATGTCGATCCGGTAGTGACGGGTGAGGCTGCGCGTATTCTGCGTATCCCAGACACCTACCATGTTAAAGACCCAACCAATCCTATACTGGTTGAAGTTCTTTACGCTGCTCCGGAGCTTGCGAAGAGCGACATCCATAAACTTCTTGAGCCGAGTTTTGATGTCATGGCTGCGGTCAACAAGCAGCACATCAAGCGTCAACTGGACCCGCTCACCCTCTCATTGATGGGCAACAAGCAAGCCAAGTTCAAAGACCTTTTGATCATGTCTTTGGAAGGTAAGGGCTGCGCCCAGATTGCCCACATCTATAACAACCGTGCCGAACTTAGTTACGACATGTGGCGTGGTGGGCTGAGCATTGCTCAGAAGTGTACTGACCGAGACAAGGCCATCCACATCCTGTCTCAAGGGCACCCCGGGTATTCGGCTGAAGCCACCGAGAAGATGGCGAACGGTACGAACGGCCCGTATACCTGTGAACGATTCCGGATACTCAACCCTGTTGGATGTGAGGGTTGTCCTCACAAAGTTGCGACTCCCATCGCGCTTGCTGAACGGGTGGTGGAAGCCGAGCCCGATATGGTTGTTACCGCTGTTGAAGAAGTCACTAAAGAAGTTAAAGAGTACACGATACCCAAACTTCCGTTCCCATTTTTTCGTGGTAAGAACGGTGGTGTCTATTACAAGACCACTAAAAAGAACAGAGATGGGGATGAAGAGGAGGCTGACGAACTCCTGTATCCGTACGATTTCTATGTCGTGAAACGAATGGTTGATCCGGACCTTCTCGACACTATTTTATGCCGGTTGCACACACCGAAAGACGGCGTGAGGGATTTCATTATGCCCAACACCACCGTTGTATCTAAAGACAAGTTTATGGCTGCAGTGGCCCCGCAAGGGTTAGTTCTGCTTGGCAAGAAGCAGGACATGATGATGCAGTATGTCAAGACTTGGGTTGATGAACTCATGAAGGAAAAAGCAGAAAAAGCACATCGCCAGTTCGGATGGACTGAGGATGACTCCTCAATCATTATTGGAGAACGGGAGATCAAGGCTACCGAGGTGCTGTATAGCCCTCCGTCTGCACCGACTCTGCCGAACATCCATTACTTCCAGCCGAAGGGTGACTTCCAAGTATGGAAGGACATCATCAACCATTACGGCAACCCCGGTATGGAGAACAGGGCGTTCGCGTTCTTCTTGGGGTTCGGTATCCCGCTGATGCGGTTTACCGCGCTGGATGGTTTTCTCGTCAACCTGATGAGCCGTAACTCTGGTTCGGGTAAGACTACGATTCTCCACGCAATTAACAGTATCTATGGACGCCCGAAAGAACTGACGCTGGCTCCGAAGGATACGTACAACGTCCGTATGAACAGGCTGGGTGTGATGCAGAACCTTGCCGTGACGATGGACGAAATCACCAACATGCCAGCCGAGGACATGTCAAACCAAGTCTATGACGTAACGTCAGGACGCGCCAAGCATCGTCTCAAGCAGCACGAAAACGTCGAGCGGAACAACAACACCAAGTTTCAGACTGGTGTTATATCGTCATCCAACCGGTCTGTGATGGACACATTGCTCACCATCAAGGGTTTTCCAGATGGCGAACTAAAACGTATATTGGAGATCAACGTCGAGGCTGAACAAGACGCAGACGCTACATGGTCCCGTGAACACTTTGAACGGCTGATGAATCACTACGGACACGCAGCCGAGCCGTATTTCCAAGCCATAATCGCTCAACTTCCTGCGGTCAAAGACTTATTGGACAAAACTCGAAGACGGGTAGAAGTCGCTGCAGGGATACGTCCAACGGAGCGGTTCTGGAGTTTGATTGTCGCCCTTTCCATTACCGGCGGATTAATCTCCAGAAAACTTGGGCTTCACGATATTTCAGTACAGCCTGTATTCGACTATGGTGTACGACTGATCAAGGAAATCCGTATCAAAAGCCGTGAATACATGTTTGACGGCGACGAGTTCTTGGGCGAATTCTTCAGACATCACTTTAACGAAGTACTGATTATTAACGCCAAAGCTGACAAACGTACCGGGATAGAGTACGGCCCAATCAAAGAACCTCGTAATGCGCTAACGATGCGCTATGAGCCAGATACCAAGATGTTGTACGTATCTTCAGCGGCTTATCGAGCAGAGTGCAATAAGCGGGTAATGAACTTTGAAGAGACACTAAAGCCGTACGTCAAGTGCAAGGCTCTTATAGTTCATCCGGGCGGGGAGTACACCAAACGCAAGAAGATATTCGCTGGTACACCCGCTGCTGGTAACGCTTCTACTAGTTGTTTATGGTTCGATACGACAAAACTCGACTTCTTCAACGAAGACGTACTGATCAATGCAGTTCCCGATGAAGATTTACAACCTTCCAATACTGGTTGAATGGAATAAGTTCGCACCCGGCAGTTCGTTTTTCATACCCTGTATAGACCGCAGGAGAATAGAGAAACAGGTACTTGCCGAAGCTAGACGACTAAAGGTTGAAGTCATGTGTAAACATGTTGTAGAAAACAACATGTATGGATTGCGAGTGTGGCGGGTTAGTCCTAGAATGCCCACGCACTCTAGTTCTCCTCAAGGAGATTTGCCCCCTACCTAATCAGTAGGGGGCTTTTTTATTCCGGTTCAATACCCAGTTCTTCGTAGATGCTACGGGCTAGTTTGGGGTCAACCCGAACACCGTTGACAGACTCCACCATCTTCTTTTGCCGCCGCTCAATAGCCCCGTACAGGGTATCAGCGGTAATGGCTCGTGCCGGGTATTTCTGACTAAAGCTCTGGGCATCCTCTATAGCGGCTTGGAAGCCTTCTATATCCCCACTCATTCGCGCCACGGACGCACGCTCGATAATAGCGTTACGGCGTTGGATGATCTTCGACTCCATACGCTTAGCGGCACCTGCCTCTTCCCCGGCTTCTGCTACATCACTGGGACGGAAACCAAAGACTTGCATAAACACGTTATAAGCGTTGACATCATCAACCAACGGGACGCCCTTACCGGTCAATGCACCTTCTTCGTAATACCGCTGAGCCTTTAGGATGTTACCAACAGAACGAGGCAATAATTGTTCAAAACCTCGTTGGTACTTTTCATCTGTGAAGTTATCAATAACTCCGCCTTCACGAACCCAACCATTAAAATACGCATACGCAGGGCCAAGAATCTGTTCCATTGTGTAGGTCAGCGGACCAACTTCAGCCATGCGCCTTGGGTCTTCGCGCCAGAACATACCGGACCATCCAGTACGGCTAGCAATATCGACACCTGTTAGGTAGTTGATGGGGCCCTTATAACTAAACAGTCCAACCGCTTCGCGCAGTTCAAACTCCGGATTGTACGGCTCGTCATCATCGCCAAGCGCGGCGTTTAGAAGATTAGCCAGTACCATACCCGCACCTACGAGCGGCATACCCTGCACACCAGCAAATACGAAGGCGCTACCAAAGTAACCCAGAATCTCCTTGCGTGCAGCGTCTCGGATGGTTTTGGTTTCGGGGTCATTGGGATCAAGCCCCGCCGTCGCTTCTCGATAGGCGTTTACCAACAAGTTCATACGAACGATAGCAAACCGTTTGAATGTCAATGCTGTACGAGCAATGTCGTTGCTCATGATGGGGGCTGCTGCCTTCGGAAATGACGAACCATATACGTCATACACCGTGCGTTGCGCTTGTTTGAATGCGTTTTCGTCGAATACTCCTTCTGGAGTTTTCTTGTTCAGATCATAAGCCGCAGCAAAGGATACCTGCCGGTTGAACATATCGGACTTGGCAAACGCCCAGTTAGTGACCCGTTCAGTACCAGCCTTGAGTCGTTCGTATTTGGAATCGAGACTTTTGAATGTAGCAATATCCTGAAGCTGTTGCTCACGCAACGAGCCAGTGTCTAGACCGCGCCGAATAAGTTCCTGCATTTCCGACGATTTGTTCTTGCTAAAAAACACTGTACCGGCTTTGAGAATAGCGTTGAATGCTTTGCCAAATCCATGCTTGCCGCCCAAGCGACTCCAGACAACAGTTGGGATGTCGAGCGTATTGACAATAGCCGTAGAGATGTTGGCCCCCAGATATATCTGGTAGCTGAAGTAACTTGCTTTTGCTGCCAAACTGTCGAGCTTGGGGTTTTGGATAAAATCCATCTGCTTATCCAAAACGTACTTAATATCTTCTGCAACGCTTAAATCGATCTGGTCATTTGCCTTAGCTAACTCAAGGTCGGTGACAATCTTGTCCCGAGAAGCAAAGAACTTCGGGGTATACGTCATGTTAGCCAGACGACGAGCGTAGCTATCTCCGACGTTTGCATAGGCTTCAAGAACGTTTTCACGGTAGCCTGCCGTACCCGCACGTTTACGGGCAAACTGCAACACTGACTGCGCAGGAATTAAATCCAAATACGCATTCACGATCGGATTGATGATGGCAGGATCAACCTTGTTCTTCTTCAGCGTAGCAACAACCGTACCGAAGAATCCGCTGGGCGGTACTTCGTTTTCTTTACGGGTTCCAACTTCACTATAAATACGGTCGGTAGCCCCTTCCCGCTTCGCTTCGGCCCAAGCACGGTCACGCTCTGCAATACTTTCAAACTGCAACGCCACAGTTTCCTTGTTTCTGTCAACGTATTTAAGTTTGTACTTACCCTTACGGAAGAGCGGCAGGTATACCGGCAGGCGCTTGGCATTAAACTCTGCCTGCAATTTTTGTTC